TGTTCAAGAGCAGCTTCAGACAAGTCAGCAGCCGTTGAGAGTTCATTGGCAAAAGTACCACCCGCAAACAACGGATGATCAGTAGCCAGAAGCTCTTTACCATCACCACCAACATACGAACTATTGAAAGCACGGTTATACACGTTAGCCGCAACGATTTCCTTAGTCTGACGCATCGAGAAAGCCAGGCCCTGAGCCTTACGCTGCCCAACAATGTCATACAGGTCATCATCCATTGCTTCACGAGTAATCATGAAACCCAGAGCATACACGACATGCGAGTAGCGCGTGATGAAAGCTTGACGCTCCGAATCATAGCTGATCGGAGAGCCTTCCGGTTTCACAACCGCAAGACCAAAGCTCGACACACCCACGTCCTCTTCAAACGCACGACTCGATTTGAAAGTCTCAAACAGCTTCGTGTATTCTACCGGATATTCGCTGTACGCCTTACCGTACCAAGCATTGACGCCAGGCCAGAGGGCTTTGGCACTGACACGAATGACGTGAATGCTATGAAGGCAATGGGCCTGGTTCCTGAAACTATTGTCAATCATTATCTGACTGACACTGATGCATGGTTCCTGCGCACTGACGTGCCACATGGTATGAAGCATTTTGAGCGACGTGCCGACGGGTTCGACATGGACAACGACTTTGATACTGAGAACGCTAAGTTCAAGGCTACTGCTCGTTATTCGTTTGGATGGACTGACCCGCGTGGTCTGTTTGGTTCTCCTGGCGCTTAAGTAATGGAAGGAGGGAATTCCCTCCTTCTTTTTAAGGAGAAAGTATGAGTTACGCAAATCCAAATCTGTCATATCCAAAACCTCGGAATGTTCTCACAAAGATTATTCCTATGGCGCGGACAGACAGTAGCACAGCAAAGTGTGTGCTTCCTAAAGGTTGTGTTGTAATGGCTGTCACGTGTCTTCAGACATCGGCTGCTGTAACCAACCCTGCCACATGGACTGTAGGTTGGTCTGGAACAACCACAGCTCTGTTAAATGCATTTAGTGCCGGTACTACTTCGGTGGGGCTTGCACATCCAGGTGTTGCTGTTGGAGCAAGTGTTATGACTATCTTGGATAGTGATAAACAAATTATTGCGTCCTTTGGTGGCACTTCAGCTTCTGGTGGTGTTGGTTATGTCTTTATTGATTATTTCCAACCAGGTCCGGGTGAAGGGGTTGATGATTAAAATCATTTAGACGACAAGTTCGTCCGATGGGGTGTGATGCCCCTTTTTATTTAAACTCCCTATAAGCGTAAGCCAATTTTAAAGGAATTATTATGGGACAACATAGTACAATGCACGGGAAAACCGTAGAAGATTTCAATGGTCAATCTGGAAAATGGGTTCCTATTGCTGTTAATAGTTCTGGTCAAATTGCAACTCAGCTTTTAGCAGGTGAACTTCAACAATTTAATCGTCAAGCTGGTGGTCCAATTGTAAAACACTCTGCTGTTATTTCAGCCGATGCGGCTGTTATTTCTGGTCCTGTTATTTTTTATGGGGTAAAAGTTGTTACAGCCGGAACATCAATTACTGTGTATGATAATACTGCTGCCTCAGGTACTGCTGTAATTACCACTGAAGCCACAACTGCTGCAGGTACGGTTGTGTATCCAGCCGGACCTGGTGTTGGTGTCTTAATGGATACAGGGATTTATCTCGATCTAACATTAGGCACATACATTGTATATTATGTTGATGTCATTTAATTATGGCTACTATTTATATTGATCCCACAGTTGGAGATGTGGGCGATGGTTCTTTAGCCACACCTTTTAGAACCTGGGCTTCTGTTACCTGGACAGCAGGAAATACTTACCTTCAAAAAAGAAACACCATACATAATGGAAGTATTACTATTTCAAGTAGTGGTACTTTAGGTAGTCGTATTATTCTTGGTAGCTATTATAATAGCGATGGTACTGATGATTTAAATCAACCCAGACCTATTGTAAAAAACACTAGTAGCAGTGTTTTTGCTGTTATTATGAGTGGACGTTCTCATATTACAATTAGTAATCTTAATTTAGCAAGCCCAGTTCCTGGATACAATGGGGGAGGTATTCAAGCACTAAATACCTCAGACTTAACTGTAGATTCTTGTATTATAGACAAAGAAGCTGAATATGGAATTAGAGTTGATAATACAGGATCAACTACACTTTCAAATATTATACTTTCAAACAATATTATTCTAGGTACTTCTACTAACTCCGGGATTATTGTTGTGTGGGGTACAAGTAGTGGTGGTATTTTTAGTAATATTATCATCAAAGATAATCTAATTGGTAACACTGGTTTATTCTCAGATGCCGGTTTTCCAGGAGGCATCCGACTTCTCTCCAGGGCCACTGCCCTTACTTCTACCTCAGGTACTGTAGATTTAGATTATTTTTCTAAAGGTGTACAAGTAATTAATAATACCCTAAAAAATATTAAGGGGTATGGTATTGTTTACTCTGCTATTACAAATGGACCTATTACTAATATTGTTCAGGGAAATCGCTTATACTCTATTGGGGATGGAAATAGAGATGCTCACGCGCTATGGTTAGGCTGCTGTCGATCAGTTTTAGTAGATAGAAACTTTATTACCAATACTATCGCCTGGAGAGGTCAAACACAAGGCTCAGGAGTTGGAATCTTCATTGACCAAGCGGGAGATTCTCGTGAATTTGATACTTGTAAAAATATTATTGTATCAAATAATACAATCTCAAATACAGGACAAGGTTCGTCTTTAAATACTGAGGTAGGTGGTGGCGGTATTATTTGCTTTTTAAGTAGTACCGTACAAATGTATAATAATCTAATAAAAAATTGCTCTAATGGTATTGTAGTTATTGGTTGGTATGGGGTAGGTCTAAAATCTAGTAATGTAGAGATATATAACAATACAGTGGTAGACTCTGTAAATACTAATTATTATATTTGTAAAGCAGCCGATATTATTACATTAAAAAACAACCTTTCTATTGGTAGTGTTTTAGGCTACTATCTAGAGAATAGCGGTGCAGGAGCTGTGACTAATTATATAGAGCTTTATAATAGCAGTTTTGCTTCCACTACTCTATTTGCTGGTGGCGTTTCACTTGTTGCCCCCAAGACGCTTCTCAAAATGTAGTTCCATCCTATCAAGACGTAACCAAAGTTCTTCTTTGAATTCTCGGAAGTCTTCTTTCTTAACTGTGGTGTCCTTAATACGATCTACATCCTCTTCTACCTTTTTAATGCGATCCCGCAGAGCATCATTATTCTGTTTCATAAAAAACATGATAATACCAAGAAGAACATTGAAGATAAAACTAATAACAATTTCTGTCATGGACCTGCTCCAATGTCTATCTGAGTACGCATATCAAAGTCCAAAGGCCAGATAGCTTGTAGAGGATTGCACATATAGGCTAGTTGGGTAACCACTGTTGCTGTTCCAGGAACTACATTCTTAGGTACCTCAAAGGAGAAATCAGCGTGGTTTGGATTATCTTTAGCAATGTTTCGTAATCCTTCTTCTGACATAAACCTTGTAGCCATTAAATCATAATAGGTACCCTTGCTGTCAATGAGATAACGAGACATAAGAAGGCTACAGAACCGTTCACGGATAATAGGTACTTTAACCTTCACCTCTGCCCCTGCTTTAGCTTGAGTATAGGTAGCTGGACCTGTAATAACAAGAGGAGGTTTGTTGTCTAAAGCCCAAACACCTAGTTGAGTAAAGATATATAAGACAAAAATAAGAAGATAGTGTCTGCTAGTAAACCAACCAGAGCAAACCCTCTTTAAAAGGGTTTGTCTCATTATACTGCTGGGGCGTAGAGAACAAGCCAAGTGCCTGAGGTCCAGTCACAAGTAATACCATTGGTACAAAGAACACCCATACCAGAGAAGGTAGTGGTCGCTGTAGTGGATGGAATAAGCACATTACCTGTTGCTGTAACACCATCATATACGTTTGCCATAGTGCCTGCTGCAATGAGGACAATGCCATATAGAATAGCTGGACCAGAAGCTACATTTAAACCAGTAGCATCTGAAGTAACCACAGCATATTGTACAATAGGCCCCGCTGCTAGGCGATTGAATTGTGCTAGCTCACCATTGAGCATTGCAATTGAAAGTTGACCCGCGGCATTAACCTTAACAGGTTGCCATGTGCCATCGGCACCATTAGCGGGGGTGTCGTTCTTACCGTGTAACGTTACATGCATGCCCATGATATTCTCCTATGGTTTCCTGGCTTTCGCTTTAGGAAGAAATGTAAAGAGGGGGCTATTCTCCCCCATTGGTTTCGTTAGAAACTATAGCCGGGTTGTGGATAATAGTATTCCACTTTAACCAGCCAAGGACCACCTGTAGTGGCTGCTGTACCACTTTCTGAATAAGCTGCTTTATACAGCGTATCAGCAGAAAGCTGTGTACCTAGAGCAGTACCAGCCGCAGCACCTGCTGCAAAATAACCATCACCAGAAGTCTTAACACTAAAGCTGTCTAAGATTTCATCAGCAGTGGCTGGGTTGGTACCCACATCAATAATTGCGGTAGTTGCTGCATCAGAAGCCACTGCACCTAGCACATACACACCTGCCACCACAACCCCTTTAGGAAGGACAAACGCATTGAAAGCCGTTGTGTCCGTCCGAGCTACCTGAATTACCTTTGCAAGTAGTTCAACAGCAGGGGGAGTAGTGGAAGTTACAACCTGTAGAGGACGAACTGCCATGTCTACTCCTTAACCTTAAGCGCCAGGGCTACCGTAGATACCACGACGATCCGTCCAGCCGAAGCTGTAACGAGCGGTGGCCTTGTACTTGGCATTTTCGGTGTCAAAGTCCTCATCCATGCCAAACTCATCAGCACGGCGCTCGAAATACTTCAGACCATCCTTCACATCAGTGAGAATGAACCAGAAGTCATCTTGAGTCAGGTAGTGGTTCACAATAACTTCAGGAATCATACCCATGGTCTTGATGGCATTTAGATCATTTAGATCAGTACCAACACGGCCTTCGGTTTTGAGGATACGACTTGCCTCAAACATGAGTTCCTTAGGGATCACTAGTTTACGTGGACGAACAGCAATCTTGAGACCCCGGTCATTCTTGAAGTCCGCAATATCAATGCAAGCTTGTTCCAGAGCAGCTTCTGAGAGGTCAGAAGCAACTGCAACACCGTTGGTATAAGTACCACCAGCAATGTTAGGAGCAGTAGCACTACCACCACCACCTGCGGAGCAGATGAGGGTAGCAGCATCACCGCCTACATATGCAGTGTTGAAGGCACGGTTGTAGATATTAGCAGCAATGATTTCCTTAGTCTGACGCATAGAGAAAGCTAGGCCACGGGCCTTCTGCTTTGCAACAACATCATACAGATCATCATCATAAGCTTCACGAGTAACCACAAAGCCCAGACCATAAGTTACATGGTTGTAACGGCTAGTGAAACCTTGCTTCGAGGTGTCATAGGTGATAGGGGCACCTTGGTCTTTAACAACCGCAAGACCCATACCACTATAACCAACATCCTCTTCAAAGGCTCGACGTGAACTATTCTTTTCAAACAGCTTGTCCCACTCTACGGGATATTCATTGTATGCTTCGCCATACCAGGTGTTGACACCAGGCCAAAGGCTTTTGGCAAAGCTTGAGGTAGTAATTACGCCACTCATCTTATTCTCCTAAACTATTAAACACCGGCTACGCCAACGCTGCCAAAGGCATGTACGTTGATGCGAACCAGGACTTTATTAAA